TTACGCGAATTCTTCCACGATCGCCATGCCAGTAGCACCATCACCACCGGTAAATGCCGTACCGGTAAACCCAAGGTCATACGCGCCACCACCACCGGATCCGGGAGCTGCGCCAGCAATACCGGCCTGAGAACCCGCCCGGCCACCGCCGCCAAAATACGACGCCCCGCCGTTGCCCGTCAGAAGGCTTGAGCCTGTCTGTCCATCTGAGCCGGTACCACCGTTGATCCTGATATCTCCGGTCGCCGCCGTACCTCCGGCGCCGCCGGCGGTATTGGACACGCCTGACTTCACTCCTCCTTTCCCGCCAGGAGCTGAGAACAGGCTGGCAAACGAGGTGGCCCCACCATCCGCACCACTTACTGCGCCAACTCCGCCCTTACCACCCTTGCCGACAGTAATCGCATAAGAACTGGCAGCAGACAGGTCAACCCATACGATAATGGTCGCGCCCGCGCCGCCGCCAGCACCGGAGAAGGTTTCTGTATTGTTGGAGGCCTGGCAGCCGCCACCGCCGCCACCGGCACCGGTCAACGTTACTTTTGCATAACGGGCCAGAGGAGATCGCGTATAGGTTCCGTTTGCATAGAAAGCTTTTGGAGCGCCAAGTGAACGCCCGACAAAACCAGAGGAATCAGATATTCCGAGGTTATAACGGGCTTCATTTATCGCATCCTCACCGGCATCTTTAATTTCTGACAGGTTATTGCTGATCTGCAGGAACGACAACAATGATCCGGCGGTCATTAAATTCGCGACAATGTCATTCGTTGACCATACGCGTGCCGTAGTTCCTTCCTGACCACGAATTACTGTCATCACGTCACCGGATACAGACGTGACGTGCATAATTTCAGAAATTGTTTTCGTGGCCGCGTCGGTTATCGTTAATTTGAAATAACTCTGCCCAGATACAGGGGACGGGAATAAAGACCCCGCTCCAGTACCCACGGTAATAACGGTAGCGGACGCGCTAATACCCGCAGCGAGAACACTCTTTGCGTTATTATTGGCTAATAGCTTCATCGCCATATATACCCCAGTTAAATAATAGAATTATCGGAACGAACATCGCAGATAGTAAACGTCACGACGCCGATGACAGTAACATCGTCCAGGGCTTCGCCCTCGATCGCTTCACCATCTTCAGTAATCAGTGACTTTCCTCTCAGCGTGGCAAGCTCCGTCCCGCCGCCGTGCTGGATAAGAACCTGACTACCCTGCTTTGGCTTCAGGGAGATATCCAGCACAACGTAACCGCCAGATCGCTCGAAAACTAGCGTGTTTGGGCCGACATTGCAGATCGAGTTAACAGACAACCTTTGCTCAACGTAGTCCGTCGCTGGTGAAGGGAATCCCATTAGATCACCCTCCCCATGTTGGCCATCATCCACAGCCTGTTTTCGCTATGGTCCGGCGTCTTATCGACGAAATACGTCTGCTCGCGTGCGATCCAGGAGTTCGCCTCCACCTCGGAAAAATGGATGCCACGCCGGCGAAGCGCGGTAACGAAGTCGCGGGTGTGGAGGTACTGGAACCCCTTGGAACTGCGCAAAATGGACTCGCGGAAAGCCGCGGCGATGTCTGACTGTCGAAGCATGATCTGCCCTCCGATAAACACTGTTGTTATATACAGTAGTTTTATCGGAGGGCAGTCAACCCCGTTCAGTCTGCGTAGGTTTTTTTTGTGGTTACAGGACAACTGCCCCAGCAAACTCTTCAGCTTGCATAAGTTGCTGCTCAGCCTGTTCTGTCCACGGTTTTGATGACGAAGTGTCCAGAGTTACCGCATACTCTCCAGCGTTAACTCTGGACGCATCATTATATCGAACAGATACTGAGGCTTTAACTTGACCTGCATCACCCTGCCTGACGCTTTCTACTGAGTAAATGAGGTCAATACCGATATCCTTTTCACACAGAAATCCTCCGAGATAATAAATCTGGACAGTTTTACTGCTGAAATTTTAAAAGCCATGATAATTCCTTATGCTGCAGAGTAATATTTATCTCCGAATATGAGATTGGCAATCTTCCTTGCTGCGACTTTCAGCGTGTAGTCGAAAGTTACTGTGTACCCGTTATCGTTCATGTGATTGTAGTTTCCAGCTGGGACGTTATATACCGACGAGTAACCACCAACCTCTACACCATACTTAAAGAACGACTTTTCACAGTCTGCGAGGAACGCGCCTTTTTTGCGTGCGACGACCCTTTGCATATTATTCACCATTTCGAACCGCACATCTCCCTGTACCTTAACGCCGCTACCGGACCAGTCTTTTGTTACAAAGGAAACCGACGGTGCAGGGTAAAGAATATCCTCAGCGATGGACTGCAGGTTAAAGTGTCTGACCGTTGTCGAGTAGCTTCCACTTACCGGGATTGTCTCTTGGACGGTTATGGTATTCCGGTCAGAGGAAATGGCCGTGATAGTATAGTTGCCGATATTGTCTCCACTTTCTACGCGCAGAGTATGCCCCGGCTTCAGAATATTGCCGCCATAATTCGGGTTAGCAAAGTTACTCTGCGTGATGGTATTTGCAACGGCGTCGAAGACATATGTACTTGTGACATTATATGTCCTGAACGGCCAGAACAGCGGGTTACCACCGGGGATTGTGGGGTACGTCTGAGACATTTCCACATTATGATGTGGAGTAGTGCAAATGATTGGAATCGCTCCTCGTGCCAGACACAAGTCTACCAGCGACTCGAGAGACGTTTGTTGACCGGGGAATGTGCGCCCCATGTTGAAGTTACCAACTGGCGCATCATTCATCCCCCCTACAATCAAAACAAAGTCGGAGGTTGAATAAGGCGAATTCGCTAGCTGGGCAGCGAACTGCTGAATCGCCTGAGTTGGTATGCACTGGTTGTCATCGATGACGTCAAACTCGCCGTACTGTTTAAGCTCTTCCTTCAAGGCGTTGACGAACAGTGTGTTCGGTGCATAAGCGGCACCTGCCGCACCACCGCCAGTAGAGCCGGCCCCAACGCCAACAGAAGACCCGACAGACGTACAAATGATCTGCCGCTTAGTGACGCTCTTAACCCCCGCGGACCAAGTTATAGTACCGAATGGTGACTGGTCTGATGATACCCCGGTGCCCACGAGTTTATCCGCCAGAGCAGCATAAGGGTCTGTCAGCGACCCCTTGAGCGTCGTAACGTCGTTCGATAGGGTCTGTATATCCGTGGTAGGGTCGCCAGCATATAGGAGCTTAAAGTTGTTCTGTGGAGCCCCCCTGAACATGATAGAAACCGGCATGGCGTACTTCAGTTCACCACCGACGAGAGGAGTGTTAGCCCCTTTCATCAGGGTGCGAGTCACGGTGTCGCCATACATGTTGGTGATTAGCAGCGTCACCGCCCCGGTATTGGTGACAGCTGGCTCGAATGTGATTTGTGTGCCGTCCGCGATAAGGCCCGGGATTGTTAAAGATATAGCGTTCGGGCTTGTTGCGTCACTGGTTACGGTGGCCTTCTGCTGGCCGCTGAGCAGACGCGTCCGGTCCGCTGGGTATGTGAGCATACGAAAGTCAGCCGATGCAAAATTGAATTTTAATAAATAAGGGTAGCCAGAGACCAGGTCTCCCGCTGCGACGTTGGTACCATTCGCCTGTTTGATCTGGCGCGCAGTGCCGCCATTCACGGATAAGGTCGGCGTCCGTGTCGTGTTCGTCGCACTCGGAGTGAAAAGGAAAACGCGGTCAGAGGCAACCAGGCCTGGTATCGCTGACGCTGACGCGGTGTAGGCGTCCGCAGTATTAGCAACGCCAGACAATAACGCTACGCTATTTAATTCAAGCGTGGAAATTCTTGACGCAAGTTCAGCAGCTACTGGGCCGGATGCCACAAGGACAAAATTGTTAGCAGTCCCAGTGCGGAATTCCATTAATACTGGCTGGTTTAGCAGCAATTCACTTCCGACTAATGGCGCGTTATTTTGTTTCTGTACAGCTCTTATTACAGAATTACCCTTAGCATCAGTTACAGTCACATTGACTGATGAGGTGTTCAATATAGGGGACAGAAAATAAATTAAGCTTCCGTCCACTAATAATCCGGGGATAGTGATAGCAATGGTATTAGCCGCACCGCTACTCACAGCTGTAGCAGACTGGTAACCCATTGGCATTGCGGATGGCATTTTTCGTCCAGTAGGCTGCAGCGTTCCTGAAGTGTTAATGACCTCAATCGCAAGAGTTTCGTCGTCAGCGCTTCGATAATACGCAGTTGAACCTGTAGGAATATTGCCGGCATCGGCATCATCCTGTGCCGCCTCCAGCGTGGGGAATTCGCGGATTGTCCCGGTTATGGCTGCCGTGCCTGGCTGCTTTGCCTGCAATACGGCCACGCCAGCATTGTTTTGATACTGCCATGCAGCAGAAAGCGCATCTGGCCCCTGAGCTACCCAGAACGACTGTCCGTCAGTTGTCGCCGCCAGGCCCGCAATGGTGCCATCAGGATCGCCGGCGGTTTTGTAGAATGTATATTTGTTCTTTGCATATTCAGAGGCGTTATTAGCCGCCTCAATTGACTGTGCTGCTGATTCCCCGGCCTGCTGCGTGTATTGTGCGATCACATTCAGCGTGTCAGCGGTCATCATATTGGCAACCATATCGTTGGCCGCCCATGCACGCGCCATCGTTCCTTCCTGTGCGCGTTCAATCGTGAAGATGTCCCCAGCCTTGGCTGTCACGTTCACGATCTCAACCTGTGAGCCGGTGGCGGCATCGGTGAGAGTGAGTTTAAAGTAGCTCTCGCCTGCCACAGCATCAGGGAACTCGGCACCAGTTCCAGCGCTAACGATCAGCGACGTGTCGGTTGCGCTGATAGCAGAAGCCAGCGTGCTTTCTGCGTTGTTTGTAGCCAAAAGGGTTAGTGCCATGTCTCCTCCGGATTTAGGCATAAAAAAACCCGCCGAAGCGGGTTTGATGTTATCAATGTGTTATTTATGAAATCCCACTGGCGTGGGCTTTGAGCTAATTATCTACAGAAACAGAGACATTTCCGCCGTTATTTTTAATTTCATATTTGTAGCTGAATTTATTACATGCGAGCGTAAAGCCATTCGATGAAACCAAGGGTATGAAAGAGCTAACAGAGTCACATTTGTAAGAGCTTTGTCTGACAAACCCAACAAGTGTATCTATAAATTCGAATGCCTCTGGAGTGTCTTTATATAATATTGCGTTATGTTCAACTGGCGCGGCTCTATCCTTTGAGTCGTACAAACTAAAATCTTTTTTGTTTTCCTTTGTCTTCTTGGCTGACGGCGTTGTAATCTCAGTAGGTTTTTCATTAATTTCTGAAGGTTTTGTTACACCTTCATTCTTTAATATATCATTTACGCCATTGGTTTCTGGTATGCCAGTTTCCTTTATGGCGCCGTAAATTGCAAACGCAGTATCATACCATTCATCAACACATTTGAGATCACTGCAACGTTCTCTTGAATCCAAAAGAGCTTTAGTTATCTCAGAAAACGCCTTCCGGTCTTTGGTGTATGCCTTAGCGTTTGCATATAAATATTTTAAGTCATCATCATCCTTTGAAAGCTTAGGGTTCTCACATATTGTTTTCTCAGCAAAGCTTTTTGCTTTAGAGCAATCAAATGAAGCTGCAAGGGAAGTACCCGTGCATAGTGAAACTGACAATAATCCGAGAAGGACCAATTTTTTCATTTTAATGATAACCATGCTGTGGTGGATGCGATAAATTCTACACCACAGGAACTGTGCTTCAATCAATAATTTCCACCGAAATTGACTGATAGAACGGCATGTGCAGCAGGCCGCTATCCATGGCCTGCTTGAAGAAAATAGCGAACTCGAAATCCTCGGTGATCACAAAGGCCGTGTCCTTCTGGTTGTACTTCCTGGAGTTATAGGCCGATGCGTTGTAGATAGCGCTCCGCGTGAACCTGCGGCGCCCCTTATAGATGGATATCACGATCCCGCCATCCACAAACTGGATCGATATACTCCACCGCTGGTCATTGAGGATATCGGTGCCATTCACTCCCAACAGGAACCGCAGAATACGCCGTTTTATCCATGGGATAGAGAAATAGAAGCCGTCACCTTTATAAAAATTCCAGGTCATGATCCGCTTAAAAATGTCATCGGAGACAACAACCTGGTTCGACTGGTCAATCACCCGGTATTCATTGAATGCCAACTGGTTAAATTCGAAGGTGTTATATGGGCCTATCTCCTGCTGATCGCTGCTGGAAATCACCGGCGGCAACACGCCATAGATGCCATGGGCAATCCATCTGAGCTGGTCTCCGGTGTTGTAGTCACCGATGAAAATCGGCAGGTTGGCATTAACCATCCAGTCATAAATGCCCTGCGCCATCGAGTTATACGCAGTAAAAAACGCCCGCAGATTGTCATCGTCGTTGTATTGCGTATACATATACGACCGGATGATATCGTCCAGCATGCTACGCCCCTGTTACGATCACGCCATCCGACGCGATATAAAAATAACTGAACTTATCGCCGCTGATGATATTCGTCCCGGCATCCGGTGGCGTTATCACACCATTGATGGTGACCACGACGTTTAGAGTGCTGATCAGCCCCATGTCGATTGTCGAGTTAATCGCCTGCAAAAATGCGTCTTTCAGGTTGTTAACGTTCAGCGGTTTCCCGGCGAATATGCCGTTCACATACTGAATCGTAGGCGCCGAGACCAGAGAGGCGACCGTGGCATCTGTCAGGTAGTTAACACTTTCTGTCCCCCACTGATACGTCACAGTGACCCGCTGCAGCAATGGCGTCACGAACGGGATCACGTAGTTATCAGGCCAGTCATTCACCGTCACGGTATTGTTTCTGACGTTCGGTGTCACCTCGCCGCCGCCTCCCCAGGTCCCGGATGACGTGGTGTCAATCCCGATGGAAAACGTGTGAGGAGACAGTACCGTCACGGTCAGAGGGACGTCATTAATACCCGTCATCCCGGTAACGCCAGTGATCCGGATAACCTGGCCGTCAGTGTAACCATGAGTCAGGTCTGTGCTGACGACACCAGGATTTGCATTCGTGATCCCCGTTACGTTCAGTGAACACCCTTTCAGCCGGCTGATATCCCCCGCAGACTTATAGAGCGCGCCAGCAATATCGTAAATATCACCGCCGGCACACATGACTATCCATTTATCCCCGTCCTGAATGACAGAAACCAGGCGCGCCTGCACGTTATCAAGGCTGGTGAGATATTGCCGGATAAATCCAGGATATCCCTGAACGGTGGCCATCTGCGCCTGCCATACGCGATCACGAAACTGATAGTTCGTTTCCGGGTCAGCACCCGGAGTGCCGGCGATCGGGTTGGTGCAGGTGATGGTGACGTCAGACGGTAGACTGGATATGATCTGGTTAACCGTATTTACCGGCACCGCCCAGGTCCCGGTCTCCGTTCCCTCGCATGATACGCTGGCAGATACTCCAGACGACGAGATAATCGTCGCATCACTGACTGAATAGGTATAGGTCCCATCAGAAACAATAAACCCCTGTGGGATAACAAATCCCGCGGGGCCGGAAAACTGAACCGGGACTGTTGTTGTGCCAGCCGTTTTCTGCCCAGGGATACCAGCCTGCTGTGCGAGAAGCTCCAGCATGGCCAGGTTAGCCTTTAGTGGCCCCACCGAGTTAATCAGGTCAACCCTTGCTTGATCACAAACGATGAGCGCGCCGACATCGGTACTGGCCACGTCCTCAATCAGAGATCCAGGCAAATCAGTTGTGAGTCCCGGAGATAGCGCAATTGCCTGAGAAACGAGCTGTGCTCTTAGCTCTTCCGGCGTCAGAGGAACCGGGCCTGCTGACGTATAGCTGACTGGTAAATCGCTCATACGGCCACCTGTGTAATTATTTTTGAACCTGCGTTTGTGATTGCCGAGATGTTATAAACAGGCGGGTCGTCGCTGATCAGCGCAATCTGTAGCGAGGAAAAATACTGGCTGAACTGTTTTTGAATACGGTTTACGTAATACGTCGGCAGGATTTGCTGGATCACCGACCCGGCGGCCGGGATTCCGTTATTTGCGTAAAAGGGCGACTCCTGCGGCGCCAGTTTCAGATTCTGGATCAGGGTGGTTAAATACACCGAGTCATTAAACCCATATTCGTCGGTTTCCACCAGGACCCACTTCCCCTCAGAGTTTCGGCCATAGGTTCTCACTCGGTGATACTCCCGTTAAACGTTGAAGTCGGCCCCCCGGTATCATTTCCATCGTTGCCGTTTGAATGTTCATGGCTGTTAAGCCAGGCCAGAAGCGACTGCCATCCAGCGTGCATGATTGCCGGGCTGGTACTGGCCACTGAATCCTGCAGGTGACCAGCCTGTCCTGAAAGGCTCCATTTGCTACCGGTCAGTGAAAAAACTGTCCCGCCAACGGTTACGGTGAAGCTGTCAGGTGTGGAAATGGCGATGCTGTCAGGCTTCAGGAGAAACGTCGTGTTGCTGCCGCTGTCGCGCAGCGTTACACCCTCCGGGCCGTATACCGTCACCACCTGCCCGTCGACACCCTGCCACTCGGTATTACTGATCGGCAAGAAAACAAGAGCGCTTAAGTTTGCTGGCGGAGTCATATCCGCAATGCCGCCTCCCTGACCGCTAACCCCGCCAATGTAAGTATCTGCAGGGATAACGATCCCCTTGTCTCCCGGCTGCATAGGGTAACGAATATATTGAGGGCCGAATAAGGGGATAGTCACTTGCGGCAAAACATATGGGATATCCCTTAGCTCAAAGGAGACGGTGATCATATTCCCTGTTTGCTTAACCACGCTCGCCGGAAGAACTTTCCCTGATTTTTGAAGCGCATTTTCAATCTTTCTTTCAGTAAACCTGTTCATGCTTGAGGCAAAATTAAGCTTGTTGTCGATGCTCATGCATTACCTGCCTTAATGAAAGGTGAAGCCTCAATAATTGTTACCCATGCTTCTGCCGTTGGTTGCCTGCTATTTCCTAACAGGCGAACGGAGTTCACAATAAAGTCGCCAGTAAAGGCAGAGTCTTCTCGATATTGGGAGTACGAAGAGGCCTGTATCAAAGGAGTGCTTTTTTTAGGCATCAGGATGTGATCGCCAACCTGAATATCACCGCGCATTACGCACGCCATGCTGATTGTGTTAAATGCCACCCATGTTGGCTGACCTATTAAATCCTTGAAACCTATTTGGGTTGGGCTGTTACTTCTGGCTACGGCGCTGGAAACAGAAGTCTTATCCGGGTGGTTATCATAATCGTTATCCCATACCCGGATCTCATTACCATTCACTATTGCGATCTCTACACCAGAGTACCCGCTATCGCGAATTCTGGAACGTGAAAAAGCATTAAGGTCCTTGGCCAGGGTGACAATGTCATCACAAAACAGCCCCCGGTAATGATTAAGGATTAGCCGGTCGCTTATGTTGATATTGAACGTATACCCTCTGATGTTCATAAAACACTGCGTGAGGGCTACAGAAAGCTTCTGCCCCTCCTTCCAGTCAAAGGTTAAAGGAAGGGGTACGGGTTTGTTATTTGGCACGTTCTGGACAGGACCAACCACGATTATGAAGTCGAGTCGTAACTCAATACCCTGCCAGTTACCAAAGACCTGATTTATCACGCCATCCAATACCAGTTTTGGCGCGGTAACCTTTCCAGCCAATGGCAGCCCGTCTTTCATCCCAAGGAATATTTTAATTTTTTTGCCAAAGAAATTCTGGCGAGCCTGCTGCATTTCTTTTGGGCCAATACCCCAGATGGTCAGGTGAGTCTCGCCCTGGGGAGTCGATTCACCGTACCTGAGGATATCAAACTCAATCATCAGGGCGCCTGGGTTGTAAACTCCGTTCTTATGGCTACTGTATTTTATCGTTCTTTCCGGAGAGGCGCCTTCAGCAGGAATGGTTATCTCAATATCATAATATCTCATGAGTTGTTTACCTCAATCTGTCCATTCTGCTCTCGCCAGTACATGGAGGACGAATTAAACACTCCGGAGATAATATTTATTCCACCGTTAAGCACGGAGCCAACGAGCGGGGTATTAAGAATGGTATTCCCAGAGCCATCTGTAATGAGGACATACCACCTCATCCCGGCAATGTTCCATTTAACCTGGCAGTTATAGACGGTGCCATCAAGGATCGGTGTAAATGTCATACTTTGACGATCATTGCCGGTAAACGGATAATTCTGGGTTGTCATGGCCCTACCCCCAACTTACCCAACAGCCCGGTGATTGCTTCCGAAACAGAGCTCCCGAGTGGCGTGTTGCCAAGAGCATTGGCTGTATTGGTCCAGGATGGGTCTGTTACCATATCCCCGGCGCCAATCTTGTTTAAAAAATTGTTCACGGCCTGCTCTGCGCCATTATCGGTTATCAGTGGCTGCTCGAAATCCCATATCCATGAACGCTGTGGTAATGGATCGTTACCAGAGGTAATGTCCCTCACTACACGCAAAATGCAGTTGCTATAGATAACGGATGGGGTGGCGACGATAAACGTGCCGCCTAAGTTAGAATGCGCCTGAAGGACAGACTGCAAAGCACTCATAGTGACGAGCTTTGTCATCGCCCCGGTGTTTTCATTGACCGGAGCCTCCATTACCAACGAAACGCGCAAAGGCTGAGCAAGCAAGGCGTTCGCAGCTACTACCTGGTTGGCAAAAGGGTATCTGGCAATTTCATAATCAACCATTGTGGCGCCCTGAACCGGGCGCCAGTGGCAGAAATATTTATCCAGATCTGTTAGGTTTATGGCTCCTCCAAGCAGTCCCGTAACAAAGCTCGCGCTCTGCGTCAAAGCGACGATCGGGAGCATTCCTCCAGGAATGGCCTGCGCTATCCCTCCGCAAAGTATTACTGGGGATATTTCAAAACCCAGCTTATACATTTCACGTGTGAATCCCATTACCTCGCCCCCAATTGCGCTGAAGTTACCACTGCATTCCCACCGGTATTGTTATAGATCTGAATGACTGTGCTCTCAGAAACTCTGCTACCAGCCCCTTCTTTTTGAGATATAGCAGAAATGAGTTTCGCGATAACCTGAGGATCATTGAGATTCAGTTTCTGATTCTCATTAAATCCAGTAGTTTTAACCACATGCCGAATATACTCAGCGGTATTATTTTCCTTAGGAGGAGCCCATTTTCTTGCAATATCTCCTACCGTATTTATTCCTTTAGCGCCATACATTTGAAGTTGCTTTGTCGCCGCCAGTACGCCTTCATCCAGCGTTGGGAAGACGGCAAATTTACCGCTTCTCGTATTCTCGCTGCTATATCCTTCAGCCCACCGCAGATTTCCCGGATTATTAAATCGATCTGCAATAGTCCTGTTTCTGTCGGAAGTATTTGCAGGTGTGGGATCAACAGCTTTAACGGTTCCATCTTCAAAGAAGCGCCTAACACCCTTGAGCCAGCCCCATACATGCGGGTCATCATTGCTTCCAGGAGTATAGGATTTTCCCGTTTTCGGATCGATGATGGTGCTTGGGCTCAACATCGTTGCCCCGGATGATATATCCGCAGTAGAGATACTCGCTTTCCCTGTTACCCAATCAATAACCTTGCCAATTAGATTTCCCATTTTCTCTACTTTGTCCATAAAGTTGCTTACATCTGTGGAAAATTCAGGAGAAGCGAGGTAATTACCGAATCGCTCAATGCCGCCGGCCAGCGCATCAATCCACTTGCCGAGTTCGGGTGATTTCAGAACGGTATCGATCGCGCCTGACAGCGCATCAGACAGCTTGCTCAGTTGCGGCGTGAGTGGCCCCAGGCCGCGCACAAACGTGTTCCTGATGCTCTGGCTGCTGTAGTCGAGCTGGACGTTAAAATCCTGCCACTGGCGCGCCTGCTGGTCGGTAATTTGCAACATACGCGCATCCTGCTGCGCGCGCTTCTCCATGGCGGTGATCTCTTCATCGCTCATGTTTTTGAAGCGGTTCAGGTCGTCCAGTGTAAAGAAGTTTGTCAGGCCGTGCGCCTGTGCGCCCTGCAGCGTGCTGCCGTTCTGCACGAAGATATCGCGCGCATTACGGATCATCTGCGGGAGCAGTTTGGCCGGGTCCTGGTCGGGGTTGTTAATCCCCATCGCCTGAAACGTCCAGCGCTTCGACAGGTCCATTTGCGAATCGCGGATAGCGCCCAGCGTACCCGCCGGATTACCGAGTGCTTTCTGGTAGTTTATGGCGGTGGAATCAAGTGCGCCGATACTCGTCCCAAGCCCGAGAGAAGTAAACCGCTGGGCACCGGTGGTGGCAGCCAGCCGGTTGATGCCGAACAGGCCGCCAACGCCAAGGACGCCGGTAAATATCCCGACAATGCCACCCCATGACAGAAGGCTGGCCGTCGCTTCCTTGATATGCCCTGCCAGCGATTTAGCGTCTTTCGTCGCATCGCTGAGGAAGCCCTTCGCAGAGCGAGTACTTTTGTTGAATTCGTCCTGCTTTTTCTTCGAGTCTTCCAGGTTGGTATTGAGCCGATCGATACCACTGTTGATAGTCAGAATGGCCTCGGCCACGGCATTAAACTCCGCGCCTAACTCCTTCGTCTCACCTTTGGCCTTTTCGGTCTGCTTGCTGCTTTCGCCAATACCAACGGCAGCTACCCGCCAGGCTTCCGGTAAATCATCCAGCGCGCTCTGGTACTCGCGAAACCTTTCCATAAACGCGACAAACTTGTCGTCATTTACGTCAATGTCGACGATCGACTTAGCTACCATTGAAGAAACCTCTTTCTTTGAGCGCGGCGAGAAGGTAGCGCTGCCGGTACTGCGCCGGGCTGGCATACTCCTCGCCGGTGATCTCCCTTATCACCTGCCAGAAGCCCTCATTAGACGCCCAGTCTAAGAGGGTATAAATGATGTTTCCGGCTGGGCATTCTGGGTCTGGGTATCGGTAACCGGCTTCGACGTCTGCAACGAATCGCGGAACGCCGTAACGCTCGATGAGGTTAGTTGCCCATCGTACATTTTGATCACCGTTCCCACGGTCGGTGCGATCAGGTTTGCCTTCTGAATAGCAGAGGAAACCATAAAAAAAACCACTTCGCCTTCGATCTCACGATACTCATCAGGGTCGATAATCCCCTGATTAAATGCCACCTCAAGGGGTGTGGTTTTCCACTGGCCGCCGACGTTATGGATAACGACCGTCAGTCGCTGAATTTCATCTACGATGTTCGGGCCTGCCCGACCGTTATCGATTTCCGCTTTCAGGCTCTGCCTCAGCATCATCGCGGCGATTCTGGCGGCGCCAAGACCACCCACCTGCGAGATGAATTTTGTGAACAGGTTCCCCAGCAGGATGCAGTGTTCTTCCACCACCTCATAGGGGAATGGCGTCACATGCAGGTAAACGATCGAGCCGTCATCGCGGGTAACGCTGGTGACCAGATTCAGTTTCTTGTCGATTTTCATGCATTACACCCACATGTTGTCGTTAGTGACCATGTAGCCGCTGATGGTTACCACAAAAGCCGGGTCCATCCCGCTAAAAGCCAGCTCGTTGAAGTTGACCAGGTAGCAGTTGAGCAGCGTGATATTGCCGAACGTCGTTGCATCCGGCGTCACCACGATTTCACCCAGCGACGTGTCGGTTAAAAAGCGCTGCCGGTAGCTTTCGCCCAGCCCCTGAGTTTTCAGAAGATGCACGGTCAGCGTTACCTGCTGATACGGTGCCTGGCTGCCGACGGTGCCGGTCATCGTAGGGATGATGTCGGTTGCCGGGCCGTCAGGACGCAGGCTAATGCCGTCCTTTGCCAGGTACGACGCCGAAACGTTCAGCGCCGGTGTATCCGTGACGGAAAGAGCCCCGCGTACGCGGTTAAGAAAGCCCTGCGGTACTAATGGGTTCGCCATTTTTTACGCCCCTACAAAGTTCGTTACGTTCACGTTAAACGTGATGGATTCGAAGCCGCGGCGCGGCGTCATGACTGCGCTCAGCCCGTTGTATTTTCCTTCCTGATAATCGGAGGGGTTCAGGCTGTTGTAGTTACTGAACGGAACGGCGTTGATCACGGCGTTGCCGGCGTAAGTGCCTTTGTCATACTCGGTGTTGAAATCTTCCTGCGTCAGTTGCGTGTCAATGACGCGACCGAGGATCAGCCCGTAGCTGATGCCATTACGCAAGGTTTTCAGAGCGCGACGCTGTAGGCGGTCAATGCCCTTCTGCTCGTAGTACAGCGGGTTAACGGTCGTGTTGGAGCCGTTGATGATTTCATTCGCCAGGTCGAGCTCAAGGTTGATCGCCGTCCACGCCACCGAATACCAGTAGTTGAACGGGTTACCGTCGAGCATGCGGCCGGTGAACAGCACTTTGTTACTGAGACCACCTTCGGCGCCGGTACCGATGTAGTTGATGTTGCTGTCCTGAAGCGATTTCAGCAGTGCGCTGTTGCCTTCCAGCGGATACTCAGTCAGGCCGTACATAAAGCGGTACGACATCGGCGGCACCATGTTGCTCGACCCCGGGTCGTTTGCCAGGGATGACTGGAACGGGCCGGCCATGGAAAACTCGCTAGCCGGAATATCCGGAGCCTCGACGCCAGCAAAGACAGTTTTGTTTTTCGTCGCTGTCCACGCTTCATAGGTCGCGATCGTTGTGGTGACAAAGAAGTAAACCAGACTTCCCGGCGAAGTATAGAGGCTAGTCAGGGTTTTAAATTCATCGACCGAATCCCATTCGCGCGGCACCAGATAGGAGAAAAACTTCTGGTAGGTGTTACCCAGGGAGACGTCTTCAGCAATGAAGGTTGTCAGCGCTGCGACAGCTGCCTCCATGGACACATCGCCCAGTTCCAGCACATAAACTGCCCGCGTTTTCCCCTGGGCCCAGAACGAGGTATTCATCTGGGAAATTTCGGTCTGTACTACCGTTTTTACCGTACCCATTGCCGTTGCGCTGCCGGGGTTGGCCGTCAGCGGATAGGTGAAGGTGTTGGTACCTGTCACCGTAGCGGTATAGGCGCCATTGTACCCCGCCGGAGTCGCGCCGGAGATGATCACCGGGACCTGTGAACCGTTAGTCCATCCGTGAGCGGCAGCCAGCGTGACCGTTACCACGCCAGTAGCCCAGGCGAGCGTCGAGATGGTTTTCGCCGGTGCGAGAATGTCGGCCAGGTCGGTTTCACTGGTCAGCAGCTGATATTCACCGGCATTCAGCGTCGTGCCGCCCATAGAAATCATCGCCCCGGACTTTAACAACTGCGAGGGCTTCGGCGGATTCGTCACCGACACGTTAATATTAACAATTGCCATTTACTTATTTCTCCGGGTCAATGGACGGAATTGCAGACGTGATCAGCTGGCGCGCTAAGTTACGCATCCGTTGCTGGTAATAATTGATTTTGAATTTGATGGTCTTACGCATGGCGATGATGTTGAGCTCGTTCTGAGTGACTCGCTCATCCTGCACGACGGGAATATTCATGATCCCCATCTCCGGGGCATCTCCGGTCGTGTAGTCCTGCACATACCGCACAAAGTCTTCAATGCTGGCGTTACGCAGGCCGGTGACCGAAAGCGTCACATCTTCCGATACCAGCTGATACTGGTTTTGCTTCTCGTCCAGATAGAAAGCGCCGGCGATCGGTGACGTATTACTGCATTTCACAGTTGCATAAGGCGGCGAAAGGTTCTGCGTTGAGAGCATCGCCGGGAACATCGGCATGTACTGATTCAGGGCCAGCCAGATCGGCAAAGAACTCGACACCACCACGTCGGAGAGGTCTATGTCATCCGCAGAGTTGATGATCTGCGACCGCATGTGCGGGAAAATAGCCTCTCCGGTGTAGTGGTACAGGTTCGCCGGCTCATTCAGCCCGGTACGCCGGGAGAACGAGAACTGCACGCCAAAAAACTCGCCGATGTACAGCACCTCTGACCCGATGTCGTTAAACGGGTCGATGTCCGCCTGCGCGGTGAACGTCACCACGTTGCGATCGTACAGCTGCTCGTCGTCCTGAATGGTTTCTGTCGTCAGGTGCAGATAGCCCTTCACATCCACCGTATCCGGCTCATTGTTCGGATCGTCAGACAGGACCGAGGCTTTCACCCAGAACACGAATCCATCGAGCGGAAGTACCTTTCTGATGTACTTCGTGAACGTCACCACCTGGAACCGGCTCAGATCATCCAGCCCCTGTGTCAGGGTAGCGTTAAGCTCGGTTTTGGCGTTCTGTAACTCACTCAGGGAAGGCATTCAGCACCCCGCTTACCCAGGCTCGCATAGCTGCCTGATAGGTTCCTGTGTCAATGAACGAAGGGCGTGGCGGCCCCTTTTTGCCTTTAAAGCGCTTCGATATTCCCTCAAGCGCGCGGCGCGTTGGTACGCCAGGGAGGCCGTTCATCTCGGTGTTATCGAGGAAGCCGACAAAGAGATCGTGAACTTTGGACATTGACTCAGCGAGCGGGTCTTTTGCCGGCGTCGCGCCGGCGAACATGTTTTCAAGCGCTGCGGCCAGGTATTTGCTCATCAGCTCAGCGATGTCGTTCCCGTAGCGGTCAAAGAACGTCTGCATAATCTGATACCTCGCTTCCAGCTCTTCCGCTACGCTCCCCGTCGTGGTGTCCTCGTCCTCGTAGGGGATATCGATAACGCCCAGATGAAAGGTGATCATGTCAGACCCCACAGGCTCCCGAACTGCTGAGCGAACATCAGGTAGCGACGGCCCCACGGGTCCTGGAGCATCTGCAGATCTGCCAGCGACAGGTCTTTGAAGAAATCAGGGACCAGGCGCTGTGCGCTGGTAGAGTTATCCCCGGCTCCCGTGATAACCCCGGCCTTGAAGTCATTCAGCCCATATTGTTTACGGAACTCAGCAAACACAGCCTCTGTCCCGTAATTGATGAGAAACGATGCCCCAAGGTTATAAACCGCGATGCTGTACATGTTAGGCATAACGCACGCGATGTCCGGGTTAACCCATTCAATGGCGCCGCCATAGGCGAGAGAAAAAGACGGCGAGTCGTCGGGAACCTGGTCGGGGGTGATGCCCATATCAGATCGAACGAATTCGATGAATCCCGACAGACTGGTGGTCATTTCTTCTTGCTCCCGGCTTTCGGCGTGACAATTTTTTCGTTGATGGTCGGGTCGTCTGAATGGTCATCGCGCCCCTTGGCCTGCTCTGCGCTGAATTCCATGTCACCTTCGTAGCCGATACCGCTTTCGCGCAGTGTGTTATCCAGCGCGGCGACGGATGCCTGCCGGCGGTTATGAGCCCCGCGGGTCAGATGACCATCGTTATCGCGAATGGTTTTCTCAATAACGCTGGCGGAAACGGGTTTGTTGATGCTGTAGCACAGGCCGACAAATGCCTGGCTCTGGTCGATTTTGGTTGAGTCAACCAGACCGTAAACCTGATGATGCTGAATAACCGCTTCGACTTCTTCGGTCGAGCCATCCAGAACCTGCATCTGTGAGCCGTGCTCAATGGGGATCTGGCGAAGGCGCCCGGTTTCCAGCTGGCGGAAAGTGAAGATGTGGCGCTGCTTGGTAGTGTTGGCGATGTACAGTTTCATTGTTTACCCTTCGTAAAAAAGCCCCTGCACAGCGAACCATGCAGAGGCTCAAGCACTTCTCAATTTCGCGTTTTAGGAGCTGTATGCCATCGACAGGATGGTGATAGCTTCCGGACGGACTGCCCAGCCAGCCGTAGAGCGCATTTCTGACAGCACGTCGATAGCGCCCCCGGGGATTGGCGTCGGGATTTCCATCGGTGCCGCCATGTCGGTGAACATCAGGGCATTAGCCGCCAGAGACGGGCTCAGTTTGGCGAATTCGTTGGTGTTCACGGTGGAGTTAACCATCGGCACTTCCACTTCCGGGATGGTGATAACTACCGCGTCAGTACCGCCGGCACCGGCGCCGATCAGCGTGTCGTCGTACACCCAGTCAACCTGAACATTCGCGCCACGGAGAACCTCTTTCACGGTGCCGCCGACGGTATCAGTACCGCCGCCAGGACGCTGATAAGATGTCAGCTGAACGATCTGCTGAATCTCCATCGCGCCCAGCACTCGCTGCGGCCCGAGGATAACAACACGCTGCTGGCGACCCAGTTGCATGGTGCGGGTCAGCGCGGCCTGTACATGGCCCAGCAGATAGACAGCCATCTGTCCATGGTCGTAGGTCAGCACAGTGGTGTTGCTGTTGCTGTCCGGCGGCAGGGTTTCGGTGGTCGCGCCTGCGGTGTTCAGCAGACCTTCGCCGCCTGCCGGGTTCATGCCGTACAGCAGCGCAGAACGCAACTGCTGGAAGATGCCCTGACGCATGCCGAGACGCTGAGCTTCTGGCAGTGCCACGTTCCAGTTACCGGCCGCCGCGGTGTCGTGGTGATCGTAGATACCACGGCAGCGGAACAGGTAGGTTGGAGTGGAGATCATGCGCGCCTCGAGCGCCACGCTCGGCAGCTGGTTGGCGTTGCCGGACTGGCTGGAGGTTACCTGGGTACGAATATCCAGGCGGCGCATATAAACGTACTGGTCGCCTACGCCAAGGCGGACCTGCGGGTTACCGCTGGCGATGGTTTCGAACGCACCGGACGCCTGCTGGTAACCAATGATCAACTCCGGCGCAATATACGACGGGTTGACGATGGTGTAGCTGGGGGTAATTGCAGCCATTTAAAGCTCCCGATTAAAGTAAGACCAGCGCGCAGCTGTCGGTGTTGTTCCAGGTAAGGAAGCCCGTAGCGCTGTCATAGCTGACAGTTTTAGAGTTCCCACTCTCGATGGAGATGACTTTCACCGGCAGGGTGATGTCTGCCTGAGCCACAGCGCCGATAGTGCCCTGCGTGGTCGCGGAGCCGCCCGGCGCGCTGGCAGGCGCATAGGTGAAGGTTGTCGTACTCGGTACGCTCAGCACAACGACGGTGCCGTTATAGGCAGCCGGATCTACGCCGCTGATCTTCACGTACTGGCCAGCAGTCAGCCCATGTGCGGATGCGGTGGTGGCGGTAGCCACGCCGTTCGAGTAAGTCACGGCAGTGGTGGCAATGTTAGCACCGGCAAAAGCCGCCGCCGCTGCGGTGGTCACCTGGTTATTGACGAAGTCCCACGCCAGCGGCGTTTTCACCGATGCGCCAGCGGTTCCCAGCGCGACCACCTGCGCTGACGCTTTCAGCGGCACGCGCATGTTGGAGCCAAGGCGATAGAATGAAACGCTCATGCCGGACGCATACAGCGGAACCGGTGATTGCGGAGTAGTAAGCCCGTTGTGAGCCTGGTTGAAGACGGTGAAGCCTTCGAGCTCAGCCAGTGACGCAGCGCGACGAATAGTCGACCCGCGAGGACTGGAGTTAACGCCGGGAAGCAACTCGGCAACCGGCAGGCCACCCCACAGCGGTTTGGTTTCGGTGGCGGCGACAGTGCCGGACGCCAGGTTAAAGCGATTTGCCGGATCATCCAGAGCAACGCCCTGAATGAAGCCATCAGACTGCACACCGAAGGAACCAGCGGCATTCGTGGTCGCCATCGGGTTAAGAGATAAATTAGCCATGCTTCAGAGCTCCCGTTAAGCCTGGTTGTTAAAACTGGTGACCTGACGCTTGCCAGACTGGAACGGCGCCCAGGTGACGGCGGGATCGCCTTCAAAGGTGCTGATCTGGCGACCGGTTGCATCGGCGCGCTTAATCTCGCGCAGCATACCGGGACCAACTGACAGGCTGGCCGCCTTCTGCGCATCAGCGTAGATATGCTTTTCGGCAGTGCTCAGCAGTTGAGAATCAGCGATGGCAGAGAGATCGACGGCTTTGTAGTCCGGCGAATGCTCCTGCAGTTGAATCATCAGCCGGCGGCGATACGCCATCGGTTTTTCACCGGACAGCGGGATAGGGGCGCGTTTGCCAAAGCTGGAGAAGACGCTATCGGCTTTCACCTGCGCTTCTGCAACTTCGTTGCGCTCTTCGTCGCTCAGTTCGGTAGGAATGCGGGAGCGAAGCTCAGCAATTTCCTGGAGGATTTGAGAGTCGGCTTTTTCTTTTGCCATTTTCTCAGCCTCTTCGGCATCCGCCTTTTCTTTGGCTTCAGCATCAGCTTTTTCCTTCGCGGCTTTCTCTTCCGCGTCGGCTTTAGCTTTCGCCTCTTCCGCTTCTTTGTCTTCTGCGTCAGCCTTTTCTTTCTTGGCGGCCTCTTCGGCGTCAGCCTTGGCTTTCGCTTCCTTCTCTTCGTCGGCCTTAGCCAAACGCGCATCGATCGCCTTATTAATCAGCGCTACGATTTTTTCCTCGTCCATCTTTTCAGCCTCTTCAGGAATGGAATCAGATTTAACACCGGTAGGGGCAAGGAGCTTGTCCCACACGCCCTGTTCACAAATTGCAACGTGGTCGAGCAGCTCGGGGGATGGCTCCACCAGTAGAGGCTGACCGTCGACAATGATTGATTGAGCAACCTCTGAGAACTTCACAGTTGGCGAGGTGCTTAATTGCCTTGTTGCCATAATTTCAGCAGCTTCGGCGTCGTACACACGCGCAACGGCCCACACTTCGCCCTTATCGGCAACCCAGGCATTTGTCAGGGTGCCAATAACGCGCTTTGAGAACTCGTCGCTATCAAGTGTTCTTTTTTCGGGGTGAAGCCAGATAAGTGGTACGCCAGCTACCCGCTGGAGAAATTCAGGGGTGAGATAGTCGTCCGGGTTACGGAACGTCATCTCCTGATCTGCAGATCGCCAGGTAACCCCTGTTCCGGTCACCCGGATGGCGAACATCCACATGTTGTAAAAATATTGCGGGCTGCTGAGCGTTCCGTCAGCGATGAGCGCGGCCACGTCGGTTTCGTTGAGCGCCTGCTGCGCCAGCATTTCAGCGAATGGCTGATGAAGCGGCTTTGGCAGATCGTCAATATGGAACCATCCGGCGGCCAGCGATTCGTCGTTTATCTTCGCTTCGAATTGCTCCGGCACGTCGGCGCGGTAGGTCAGGTAGTCACCATGTACGCTGTGCGGCGTCAGCGGGCCATCGTACTGATAGCCTGTTTCCTCCAGCACCTCGCGCCGTGCGGCGTCTATGGCTAACTCTCCCGGCTCTATCGTCCCGCCCGGCTGGCACCATGTGCCATCATCCGAGCGCTGGATCAGGAAGACGAACTTCCCCTGACGGAACATTATCCCGCTGCCAAAAATAGCCACGTTTTAATGCTCCTATGCTGCTTTCATGGACTCCAGGAACTTGCGGCCCTTCTGGGTCAGCATGTCCTCGGGAATGCTGCGGAGGTTGTACAGATAGGTGACGTAGCACCGACAGAAAACCTCTTCGCCAGGCTGCGTAATTTCGTCGAGATAGCCGGCATGGCCAGCTTTGACATAGCCATTTTTCTGCGCCCAGTTCCCGCGGATGAGATAGATCAGCTTGTCCCTCTCCTTGTGATCTTCCCGGTAGTCGTACCCTGGCTGGCGCCAGTGGCTATGCCACTCGGCAGCAATCGCGTTGTTGCCCGTCGCGATGATGTTGTCGATATTGGCGATCAGCTTATGGCTCTGGTCAATCATCACGCGGCGCGCTTCATAGTCCACCTTCTCGGCGGCCTTCTGAATGTGCGCCGCCGTCTCCCGCATCGTTCCCTGAATGCCGGTCAGCGCAATGCTGTCTGCTGAGGGAATGCTGCTGGCCCATCCGCTAAACCGCGACAGAGTAGTGTCGATGGCTTTCTTGCGATTCAGCTTTATCAGGTCAGCGCTGGCCAGGATGCGGCGATCCAGCTCGCTGCGTAACTTCGGCTCCATGTAGTTCAGCGTGAAGCGTGAAAGCCCCTTGTGGCGCTCCAGCGCTCCAGCCTTGCTCACCTGCAGGTCATAGGTCTTACGCAACCGATCCGACACCATGCTCATGTAGTCGTCATCGGTTTCGCTTTCGGCCGCCTGCCGGATAATGGCCTGCCATTGCTCCAGCTCCTGCCTCGAGGTGTAGCCATTGCGCAGAAAGAACTTCACCGCCTCGCGTACGGTGCGCGTGAAAGTCTTCATAGCATCATCCCGCCGCCGGGCTCTTCATCCCGTGGCTGTTCAGGCCGGTTAGCCTTTAACGAGTCGATATCGAGATCAAGTCGCTGCGGGAACAGGCTTTCGTTAGCGTTCGCGTTGGTCTGCGCCCACTCGATAAGAAGCGCGCGGTTCTCATCATCCGTGTTGACCTGCGGGAGAAGGACTTCCAGCATGCTGACGATGGCCTTAAAGCGGATTTCGTCGACCTTCACTTTTTCGCTTTCCGGCTCTTTCAGGGATGACGGCCAGCGATATTCGAAGTTGTTAATCCATGAGGAGAAATACAGGCTGTACGTGTTTTTAAGCTCCGGGAAGTCAGCACGCAGAGAATTGAAAAACTCAATGCTCCAGGCGCGATACTGGCAAATACGGATGAAATAGTCATACAGCGGCTCAAGCCACTCGCGGATGTTGTCGATGTAGACTGCAACAGATCGAGCGTCTTCCGTCCCCTCGCCGAAGCCCTGGGCGAATGTTTCCGAGTTCAGAATGATAGCCGGCATGTCAGCTGCCGCAGCGATATTCTCCAGAATGTGATTCCGGGAGGAGTCGAGCGGCTTTTCCAGGTTGCTCAGGTCGATGGATTCGATGCTGTCATTTGCGCCGATCTGCAGGACTTCGCCTGTCTTCCCTCGCTTCAGCATCATTCGTTTGATGCCGCTGAGCTTTTGCATCATGTTGTTGACGACTGAGCTCGGTCCCTGAATCTTCGTTACCAGCAAGCCACCCTTCACGGAAACCATGTCATCGGTGCGCATGGTCTGGATGAAGGATTTCAGCGGGAACAGAGCGCGCTGGTAAACGCTGCGTCCGGTAAAGCCAAAGGCCGCAGAGTTATAGGCCAGATAAATCGGGTCCTCGTTCTGTTGCACGACGCAGCGGGATTTGTGATACGGCTTGCCCGCCACTCTGATCCCGTCGACCTTCTGGAAGTCCTGCGCGTTCGGATCCTGGTTCAGGACGATGCTTCCGGCAGTGTTCAGCGGGTCGAGAATGTTGAATGTCACGTTATGCTTATACAGCGTGCGGTAGTCCACCGCAGAGGACGGTTCCTGGTTATCAACCAGCATTGCGATCGCCGAAACACCGTAAATGCGAGAGATGCGCGCCGCATTAGCGATGTGCTTATCGGCGCCCAGTGCTTTCCACTCCCGCTCAAATGCATCGCGGAGACGCTGCTCAATGCCATACGCCTGCGAAATGTGAACCGTGCGCGACTCGTTCATCGCCATCTTGATCGGGCGATCTACCATTTTCCCGCCCAACGGGTGGAAGAGGTAAATCGTTTTGCAGGTCTGATAGCCAGCCGACATACCCGGCTGAATGTCATCGCTGTCCAGGAGCGTGATCAGCTCCGGCGAGCAACTGCCGATTGCGATATCATCTTCGTTCATTGGTTTTCTCGCTAGAGTGCGTCGCCGCTACCGAACGCGATGATCAGCCCGTAGGTGTAATCATCCAGCAAATCGTCGGCGCGCTTGTGCGCGTTCTTATCGGCAAGGTGGAATCGTGATACCTGCTTATGCAGATGGTTTGCTGTTTCGCCCTTGAAGACTGCCGTCTTCTCGTAGGCGTATCGGGATATTTTCGCCAGCCCGCGGTAGTGATACCCAGAGGCCATAATGGCGCGCTCGTCCTTCCCTTTGCTGGTCAGGGCGGATTCAATTTTGTTGACCGGCCATCCCAGGCTCTCGCCTTTCTGCAGAAGGATGCTGCCCATACTGGCGTCTTCAATGAAAACGCCGAGGCTGCCATTTACAGCGACGCACTGGCCGGATAGCTCATTCAGCCGGGTGAAAACGGACGGAATCCACTCTTCCAGCAGCGCGCCGTCGATCTGCACCACATCCCAGTCAAGAATGGTCAGGCGCTGAATTCCGGGCCGGGTGTCTACGGCGTAGTAAACCACCGCCGTGCCGTCGTGATCAGTACCGCCCTTAACGGCGGTATCCATGACAGCGAAAACGGCCTGGCACATCTCAGGGTAATCGACAGGCTGATCCTGGTTTTCACCCTCGAACCATTTGCGGACGTCGAACAGCGACGCAGCGGACCAGTCGACGAACTCGGCCAGGAACTCCTGCCGGAAAACGCGAGGATCGTTGTTCTGTCGCTCTTTCTCCAGCTCCTCGGGAGGAACGAAGGGGTTTGATGACGTCGGCGCGTGATGCTCATGGAAGCCGAGGTCTTTGTTATGGCAGATGGCATAGAAGAAGTTTTCTTCGTCCACACCGTCAGGCGTTGAGAATACGTAAGCCCGGCCTTTTGTCGTCAGTAGCGTAGGCTTAATCGACTTCGGCCAGATTTCCTTCAGCATTTCAGGCGACTTGGTAAAAGCCGCCTCATCGATCAGGATAATTTCGTACTCACGACCACGACCGGCCAGTTTGTTGTCGTTGGTGACCCAGAAGTCAATCTTCCCGCCGTTCTTCAGCAGCAGGCGCTTTTCCTGCCGGCTGAAACTCTTTTTCAGCGGCAACAGGATTTCTTCCAGCTTGTCGTAGATCTCCTGGTACTGGCGATACTCGGCAGTGAAGATACCGACCCGGCCGCCTAGCTCGATGTCCATGCCCGGGCGCCGAAACTGCGACGTTGCGTAGGTCACCGCGGCGCTCGACAGCATGAAGGTTTTCCCCCAGCGTCGACCACAGCGAACCGCATTCAACTGGTGATCCCAGGAATCAGACCAGACCGTTAACTGCCCGTTGTGTAGCGTGGGTAGGTAAATGTCGGCCATGATTTATCTTCCCGGTATTGGCAGCGAGTTATGCACGACGATCGCGTTATCCTTGTCGCCGTCTTTCAGTACATCAATTTCGAGCTCAACCTTTTCGGTCGCGGCTTCGCGGTAAGCGGCATCAACGCGCTGCTTGATAATCGCCGCCTTGGTGTACTCCAGCGACTCAATGCGCGCAGTGTTGCGATGCATGGCTTTCTGCGCCTGAGAGATGAGGTCGTGCAGATCTTTGGCCTGCTCGCTGGCGGCTGTCTCCAGCTCTGTCTGCCAGCGCCCGATATTCTCTGCCGCTGTCAGGCTCGCCGCTCGCAGCCAGAAAAGCTCATCGTCGAGCGTGAGCATCTGGGCATCTTCGGTGATGGCGTCAGAGAGCAGCATCCGGCGGCCGTAGCCACCGTGCTTTAATGCATTCTGGTTGCCAGGCTGGAAAGCGTTCGTCGGCGGTGCGGTGCGCGATCCGCGTATCGGTTTCGTTTCTGGAGATTTTGAGTGGGCGCCTGTGTCGGGCTGGTTTTTTTTCACCTCCCCGTTTTTACTGACCCCGCCTTTCTCCTTCTGCGAATTCGCAGATTTGTTCGCACTTTTTTTTTGCGAATTCGCACCGTAAGTCGTTACTTTGATATAGCGTTTCGCAGATGAATAATTCAGTCCCTGCGCTGCGCACCAGTCTTTCGGGGATATTCCTGTTTTGGCATGCTCGGCGAGGAACTGGTGTTGCAGTGCTCCCCAGTCCGGTTTTGCCATAGTCCTTACCTCGTTGTGACATTATCGAGCCACCTCTGGAAGTGGCTCTGTAATGCCTTACTTCAGGCACTGCGTGGTGATGTATTCCTGCAGCGCTCTCAGGGCTGTTTGGTCGCTGACGATTCCGGATCGGATACCAAGAACGTTTCGTCCAGCAACTGCAGAGAGTTCGACGGTGGCATCATCGCCCATGCTGGCGGCGCCGGTGGTTTGGGTTGCGGCTGACACTGGACACTTGCCTTTGACGAGCACCCGACCACCATTATCAAGCTTGCGCTGCAGAGCATCATTTTCAGCTTTTGCATCGGCTAACTCCTTCGTGTATTTAGCATCGAGTGCATCAGCATCACGCTGGCGCTGCTGCATGTCAGTAATGGTGGCGTTCACCTTCTCCAGTTCACTGGCCTTGTTATCGCGCTGCTCTTTGTAGGCGATGGCGTTATCACGGTAATGATTAACAGCCCATGACAGGCAAACGATGATGCAGATAACCAGAGCTGAGATAATCGCGGTTACTCTGCTCATACCTCAATCTCTCTGACCGTTCCGCCAGCCTCTTTGAATTTTGCAATCAGGTTGTCAGCCTTATGCTCGAACTGGCCATAACCAGCGCCCGGCAGTGAAGCCCAGATATTGCTGCAACGGTCGATTGCCTGACGAATATCACCGCGGTCAATCATCGGTAAAGCGCCACGCTCTTTAATCTGTTGCAGTGCCACTGCGTCCTGGCTTTTCGGAGAGAAGTCTTTCAGGCCAAGCTGCTTGCGGTATGCATCCCACCAACGGGAAAGAAGCTGGTAGCGTCCGGCGGCTGTTGATTTGAGTTTGGGGTTTAGCGTGACAAGTTTGCGAGGGTGATCGGAGTAATCAGTGAATAGCTCTCCGCCAACAATGACGTCATAACCATGATTTCTGGTTTTCTGACGTCCGTTATCAGTTCCCTCTGACCACGCCAGCATATCGAGGAACGCCTTACGTTGATTATTGATTTCCACCATCTTCTATTCCGGCTTTTTTAGCAGCGAAGCGTTTGATAAGCGAACCAATCGAGTCAGTACCGATGTAGCCGATGAACACGCTCGTTATATAAGCGAGGTTGCTACTTAGTCCGGCGAAGTCGAGAAGGTCACGAATGAACCAGGCGATAATGGCGCACATCGTTGCGTCGATTACTGTTTTTGTAAACGCACCGCCATTATATCTGCCGCGAAGGTACGCCATTGCAAACGCAAGGATTGCCCCGATGCCTTGTTCCTTTGCCGCGAGAATGGCGGCTAACAGGTCATGTTTTTCTGGCATCTTCATGTCTTAGCCCCAATAAGGGGATTTGCTCTATTTAATTAGGAATAAGGGCAAAACGGCAGGAGGTTGTTAGCGCAACCTCTTGCCACCCGCTTTCACGAAGGTCATGTGTAGAAGGCCGCAGCGTAACTATCACTGATGAATTCAGGATAGCCAGTGGCTACGGCTCAGTTATGGTGCTGTTTAACGGACTTGAACCGCTACCCATTCGCTTACAAGGCGACCGCTCTACCATTGGAGCTAAAACAGCATGTTTGGCGGGACAGCGTGGACTCGAACCACGATAAGAAGGTTAACAGCCTTCCGTAATGACCTTTATACGACTGACCCAAATAAAAAAAGCCACCGTTGCAACTTAAGAGTCACTAACGGCAGCTTACCTTCTAATTATGGCTAAATGGATAATTGCATGTCAAGGCTTTTAACAGCAACATGCTTAACTTTCTCAACACGTTTACGCATTTTAAAAGCATTTTGCATTGGCTGGTATAAAACAAATAATGACGCTTTCAGGATGTCGTCAATTTCGTTTCTACAGGTTGCCAGTGAAGGTTTTCTCCATCCCTCGCCACCACGTCCACACATCTTGCGTGGCTTTGCAGTCGCGTGATAGTAGGATGCAATTGCTCGCTTAGATGAACCATGAGCGTAGTAGCTTAGGAGGATGCCAAAGGCTTTCTTGTCAATATACATGACGGAATCGACGACCTGAGAAATCAACATTCCATCATCATCATTACACATTGGCCTTGTCATAACTCTTCCCGGCTCTACGCTCTCCATGAACTTCGCTATTACGCTGCTCATGCGCTTTTCCAGACGACCTGAATAAACCCATGCGCCCCACAGTTCAAGCCAGCCATTCAGCCACTCATGCTGTTCTTTGGTGAGGTTTAGTTCTCTTATGCCCACGCGCCTTCTCCCTGTACCTGAATCAATGTGAGGTTTCCGCAGAACACTGCGCCGGTATCGATATACATCTGGTTGGCAAATTTGAGTGGTTTCACTGCTGGCGTATGACCAAAGATGAACGTGTCCGCGCCTTTAATTTCTTTCACGATCCCGTTTTGTGAGTTGCCGATTCGTTCGCGGTTCCAGATTACCTGCTGATGATCAACTGGCTTTCCAAACTCGTATTCATCACAAGGATAATCGGCGTGGCAAATGACATATTTTTTACCTTTGCTCACCAGTTCGATGATTAACGGAAGTTCTTCTGCTTTATGGGCAAGAGCTTTAGCCAGAATTTCTTTGTCGTAATCGAGATTAAAGAACCAGCCACCGCCATTAAGCAGCCAGTGATTGACGTTTCCACGCTCTGATAAGCCATCAATCATCATGTGTTCATGGTTTCCACGTACAGCTCTGAACCAGGGGAATGTGATTAATTCCAGGCATTCGACGTTCTCTGTACCGCGATCGACCAAATCGCCCACCGAGATAAGCAGGTCTTTTTTGTTGTCGAATCCAATCGTATCCAGTTTGTTCATCAGGTTCGTGTAGCATCCGTGCAGATCGCCAACTACCCAAATATTTCGGTATTTGCTGCCATCAATTTTTTCGTAATAGCGCATCTCTTTCACTCCATCCGCGATGAACCATGAGAACGTCGTTGACGATGGCGTGCTTTTTCCCGTCTTTATCATCAACGTATTTTCTTACCGTGCCGCGACTACATTTCAGTCTGCGTGCTACTTCTGTCTGGTTTCCGTATGCTTCAACGAGCATGTCTGGAATGGTTTTTACTGAGAACGTCATGCGGCCTCCAGTAGCTCTGTAATCATTGGCAAACTCCCGCATGTTTCAGTCACAACCAACACAAGCATTCCACCTTTAATCGCCTGATAGCGCTTGACGCGCATATCGTCTATCTGACCGTCATCCAGCCAGAAGCCCGCACTGGTGAGTGCGTCAAAAACGGCTTTGGGCAGATTGTCCAAATCTCGTTTGCGGTTATCGGGAGGTGCTGCGTGGATGGTTATTCTGATGCGAGGTGTGATTTTGATGTCTAGCTGTTGTTGCTGAATTAATTCGATTACTTCTTTTCGGTATCTCTTCCCCCAGTCGCTGATGTAGTGGGTCCCTCTTGAGTGTCGCCAATATCGGTTGTTTGAAGGAGGCCACGGCAATTTTATTCGGTAGGTTTTCATGACTTAATCTTCCCCTCCTTCAGCAGTATCGCCTGCGTCCTGATCACGCCTTCGAGGTGGTAAAGTCTGGCGTCTTTGTTGTCGAGAATCATTGTACGCCGGTCGATTTCATCGTGACACGCGCTACAAGCCCATGCGCCGATCAGGTCGTCAGGCTTCATTCCAGTTCCGCAAATTCCAGCCATCCGGTAATGTGCCAGAACTGTAGTTTCAGGATTGTCATTGCATATGCCGTAAATACGTACCTGGCATTCTCTGCCGCGCGCTTCTTTGCGTAGGTTAGCCATTAAGCAGCCTCCCCTGTTACTTTCAGCATTCCGTTATCGAGCAGCTTTCTGGTCAGCCACTGTTGACCACGCCCGGTGATTTTTGTGGTGAACGATATCTGTATTCCGTGATTTGTGTTGACCGCTGTTTCTTTCACTGTGAAATAGCCGCGATCCATATATTCCTGCATTGGCACATTGCGCCGGGAACCTGAAGCAATAAGGATTTTGTGATCGCGCATCCATGCAAACAGTTTGTTTTGGCCAATACCGACAACCTTTGCAAAGTTTCCAATCAAAATTCCGCTGGCCTCGCCAACGCGATCGGCAAACTCAACTTTAGGTGCGGCAATTGCGAGCTGGTTTTCCAGCTGCATTTTCTGCTCAGCAAGATCAGCAGCAAGGCGCAACGCTTCCGGTAGCGTTTTGGGGATATTAACCGCAGCTTCTTCAAGCTCTCGCCAGCGGTCAACAAGGCGAGCGGTGAACTCTGGCGACAACTGGGCTACAACGACAATACTGTCTCGCTTTCCTTGTTCGCCTTCGAATACATACACACAAAAACTTTGATTTAATCCTAACCCATTGATTCTTCCACAATCCTCAATTTGAGGAAGCCGGATAACACCATTTTTAGCCAGCGTTTCGATGGTTCGTTTCACATTGTCATGACGCTTACCTGTAAGCTCAGCGATTTCAATGCTAGTCATTTTGATGACGTTGCTATTTATCAGCTCGTTCATTGTCATGTCCTCTCATATTGAAAATTCACCAATAAAAAACCCAGCCGAAGCTGGGTTTGTTAAGTTGTCAATTGTCAGTAGCGATGCAGTGAAGGAGGTAATTCTTTGTTCTTAAGCCTTACCCATGCGGAAAGATTCGTTGGTCCGTCTGGCTCATTAATATCAACATCTCGTGTGTGATTGATTAAAACGTCTCTCGCCATTCCAATAACATACGAGAACTCATGACCGTAGTCGTAGCATCTGCCGGAATAGTTCGATTGAATTTGTTTTAGCGCCGGATACAGTTCGCGGAATAATGCCTGTGAGCGGTTGGCATAATCCCATAGCCATACAAGGCTGTCTGTTTCTTTTGCGGAAAGCCCGTTGAGCTTCTTCTCTTGTTTGCCAGTATTTTTCTCGCACTGGCTGAAATAGCAGTCTTCCAGTTTTTCGAACACATCCCACGCCTGATCGGTTTCGAGCATTTTGGCGTGACGGGCTGCGCCGCGTTCTGTCCAGAGGATGAGGGAGCGGGTTTTGGGAGAGATGGGATTTTGTGACTTACTTAAAGTAAGTCGCAAATTTTTTAATTCTTCACCCACTGCTTTAAAAAAGTGCTTTCCTTCGACAAAACGCTCTTTATTTCTGGTGAAGTTAACCTGGATATTCAGAATTTCTGTGTCATAAAGCTGCGCCAAAAGTTCGGTGGTGATAACAGGAATCTGGTTATGGGTGATCGGGGAGAGAGTTTCAACAGAGATTTGAGTTGTCATAATGACGCCCTCGAGTGGTTTCTAAATAACTCACCACCGACGACGCCAATCGTCTGGTGGTGAACTGTGCAGGGTTGGCGTAACCGGGAAACCGACCGGCGCGGATCTCTCCGCCCCCACACAGCCCACCATAATTCAGATGTGCGCGTGCATTCGACAATAAAAAAACACGCTCGCGGCGTGTGTCTGTCGCGGTCTCTATCCGGGACGCCAATCCCGACGCCAGATTTTGCTGGCGTGCTGGGAATATAGCCCCGGATAAATCATCGCGTCAATCCCCTTATTTCCTCGCACGATGTCTTAGCCACCGGATATCCCACAGGTGAGCCGTGTAGTTGAAGGTTTTTACGTCAGATTCTTTTGGGATTGGCTTGCGTTTATTTCTGGAGCGTTTCGTTGGAAGGTATTTGCAGTTTTCGCAGATGATGTCGGTGATACTTCGTCGCTGTCGTCTCATGCCGCCCTCCTGACGCTCTGCCCGATCGCCATCAATGCCGCTTTGGATACGGTAGTAAACATCCGTCGAGGACTGATGAACGGTCGCCAAATCAGCAGCATGGAGCCTTTGCTGTTTCCCTTCTTCTCCAGCCCTGTCGATGGTTCGATAAAATTAATCCGTCCATCAGTGATAATGCGAACTTCGTCGACACTCTCCAGAGCCTTGCTGAACCATCCGACTGACATATCCTCTGGCACAAGCATCACTACCGTCTGTCGCTGTTGTATGCACTGCTCAGCGGCTTTTTCCACCCACGGCCTGATATTGCTGTACGGTGGGTTATTCCAGATTGCACCGTGGCTTACCCACTCAGAATTGAGCGCGTCGTCGGCCTCAGTTAGCCAGTGAGCACACAGAGCATTTTTGTCGCTCGCTGCCGAATCCAGCCAGAATCCAAACTCAATATCCAGTGCATCAAAAAGCCAAAGCGGCGTTTGCCAGCAGTCCTTGTCGTGTGCTGGCGTATTTGATTTGATAGTCATGCAGCCCGATCTCCCCATCTCGCTTTCCACTCCAGAGCCAGTCTCGCTTCGTCTGACCACTTAACGCCACGCTCTGTACCGAATGCCTGTATAAGCTCTAATAGCTCCGCAAATTCGCCTACACGCATCCTGCTGGTTGACTGGCCTATTACCACAAAGCCATTCCCGGCAAGGTTAGGAACAACGTCCTGCTGCTTTAATGCTGCGGTAAACACACACTTCCAGCTTTCTGCATCCAGCCAGCGACCATGCCATTCAACCTGACGAGAGACGTCACCAAGGCAAGCCCAAAGCTTTCGGTTTTGGTCTAAGCTGCGGTTGCGTTCCTGAATGGTTACTACGATTGGTTTGGTTGGGTCTGGAAGAATTTGCTGTACCGCGTGAATAGCGTTTTGCTGATGTGCTGGAGATCGAATTTCAAAGGTTAGTTTTTTCATGACTTCCCTCTCTAACAGATTTCAGGTTATTCCACTCCGTTACCGCACTGCGATAATTCGCGGCCGCCACAACAGCGTGGTTAGCGCAGTAGATTTGGCACCCGTTCTCCATGTCGAATATTGTCGGTGATTTTCCGCACTTACATTTTTTGGCACGCGGTGCGTCTGAACACATTCCGTTAACGGTGTCCATCAGGATCCCCCTCGTTCTTAATCCAATAAAAAAGGGCTACTGTGTAAATAGCCCCTGTTATTAGCTCAGTGATGTAGATGGTCATTGCCTTACCTCCATAAGCGCCCTATTAATAAACGCCGTCATTGGATTTGCACATCCCCACCCCGTACCATCTGGATTTCTTTTAATTGGCTCCTTCTTCACTTTGCGCTTTGCATAAATAACCGTCTTCCACTTACGCTCAACAACACTCAAATGCCCTTGTTTCACCATATGCCTTGCTGCTTGAGCGATTCTGTTATTTGGTATTCCGGTGATCAGAGCTAATTCATGTGGGGAGAATTGTTCATGAGTTTTCAGATATTCCAGGATGATTTCTTTTCCAGTCACGATCTGCTCCTGTAACTATCCCATGTAAACGCAAGAGTGCACCCGCCGCCATCATTCATCCTGTCAATAACACGCTCACCAATGAATGCCGAAAGTTCATCTTTGCTCTGATTACTAATCAGGATTGTTGGCTTCATGTATTCATATCTGGTGTTGATAATTTCGAACATGATTAGCTTTTCAGCATCACTGCCGAACTGCACGCCAACCTCATCGATTATTAACAAGTCAGGATGCGTAAATTGCCTAATGACTTCTTCTTCAGTTCTGGTTGCGGCCTTAGACCATGTTGATTTGTACTCTCTGGCAATTTTCAACGCAGTGGTAAATATCACAGAGCTTTGATGCTCGATAATGGCGTGCCTAGCGATAGCCAGTGCAAGGTGGTTCTTTCCAGTTCCAGGCTTACCACACATGACCAGTCCGCCACCTTTTTGAAGGCGTTCAGGCCACTTACTGGCATATGCCTGGCAAACCTTAAGAACTCGCTTTGCATCATCGTTAACAGGCTCATAATTCTGAAGAGTGCAATTTTTGAACCTCTCTGGAATATTGAGAGAATTCAACAAATATTCAATTTTTGATTGTCTTGCTCTTTGTTCTGCCTGCTCACGTTCAATCTCTTTCTTACGAATTTTCTCCTCAAGGCACTGTGGGCACTCAGATTTACTTGAAGTAATTCTTTTTCCTGAGATGGTCAGATATTTCTCATAGGAAGTATATTTACCGTGTTTCTCGCACTCTTCCACTGTGCTGGTAACTGACATTCCATCTGATGCTGATCCAATTTTGCTAAACTCAAGTTTCTGTTTCAGATCAGAAATGTCATTGATTTTTGAGTCTACAAGTTGCCTTTGCAGTGCCAGATTGTAACCATTTGTCGTATTCATATTCACTCCTGCGCCCATGAAGGCATTTCAGTTTGCCCGTAATCTTTGGCGGCAAAGTTTTCCTGCATAGCTCGCTGCTGCGGCCTCGGTTGAGATTTCCCCTTTGGAGTCTTGGGTTCAAAAATCCCCTGCCAACCACTGGCGATGCTCTGGTTTATAATTTCTTCAGGTGTATATCCCTTCTCCAGACTTCTGCTTAGAACGTTGATAGCCTGAGTGACACTTTGCTTAGACTTGATCGACTTACCTATCTCCTTGCGATAGGTAACCCACGACAACCATGTTTCTGCTGATAACCAATCAGGCAACTCTGTTTCTAGCGGGTCGAACTTCTGAGAAACTTTTTTGGGGGATATAGGGGGTTTATTAATATTTTCTTTTGTCTTTAAAGAATGTCTTTTGTGTGTCTCTAACTTCGAGACATTGAGTGTCTCTAATTTGGAGACATTTTTTGTCTCTAACTTCGAGACAAAGTTGCTAACTTGGAGACACTTGCTGAATTGCCACGCAGATACCTCCCTGTTTACACCGATTTTATTTCCATCCATAAACAGGCAATTCATTGAAATCAGTTCTTTTTTAGCCTTGTTAACATTCTGTCTTGACAGTCCTGTTAACTGAGCAATTTGCTCATCGGCTATTCGATCTGTTTTCTTATTGAAGCCATATGTTTTCCGGACGTAGGCCAGCATAACTTTCAACTGGCGAGCGGTTAAATCGGCACTTGCGATAGCTTCCAGCAGCTCGTTAGCGAATCTGGTGTAACCATCATCGATATCAGCCACTCTTAGCTCCTGTTCGGCAAAGTTACCTCTGCCGAAGTTGAGTATTTTTGCTGTATTTGTCATAATGACTCCTGTGGATTGATCCAGTAATGACCTCAGAATTCCATCTGGATTTGTTCAGAACGCTCGGTTGCCGCCGGGCGTTTTTTATTGGTGAGTCCATCAAGCGCATACTTAAAAGCCCTGCTAATCGGACTGATGTCTGATGCCATTCCGAAAGCACACAAGACCGAAGCAATAAATCTCCAGTCCGTTCTGCTTATCTTCGATTCATGACAGCCAATCATCTTTGCCAGACCGCGCTGTGTAAGCGTTGACAGGTTGATGAGTAAATCTGTTTCTGCGCGATCAACGTCGCGCTGTGTTGGCTTGCTGTAACTTGCTTGTGTCATTTCTTAATATTTCCAATAGTGAATAGTTAGTTGAAAGGTATGCGTGGAAACGCATATGGCCTTAGTTGGTCAGATATATTGGGACTCGCTTTGTCAGCGACGTAGGACGAATGTCCATTGTGAAAATAGCGGTGTTACTTATGCAGTTGTTTTTTTGTTACTTGGAAAGGGCTTTACCTCTTCCGCATAAACGCTTCCATCAGCGTTTATAGTTAAAAAAATATTTCGGCCTGCATGAATGGCCTTGTTGATCGCGCTTTGATATACACCGAGATCTTTAGCTGTCTTGGTTTGCCCAAAGCGCATTGCATAATCTTTCAGGGTTATGCGTTGTTCCATACAACCTCCTTAGTACATGCAACCATTATCACCGCTAGAGGTAAAATAGTCAACACGCACGGTGTTAGATATTTATCCCTTGCGGTGATAGATTTAACGTATGAGCGCAAAAAAGAAACCATTAACACAAGAGCAGCTTGAGGACGCACGTCGCCTTAAAGCTATTTATGAAAAAAAGAAAAATGAACTTGGCTTATCCCAGGAATCTGTCGCAGACAAGATGGGGATGGGACAGTCAGGCGTTGGTGCTTTATTTAATGGCATCAATGCATTAAATGCTTATAACGCCGCATTGCTTGCAAAAATTCTCAACGTTAGCGTTGAAGAATTTAGCCCTTCAATCGCCAGAGAAATCTACGAGATGTATGAAGCGGTTAGTATGCAGCCGTCACTTAGAAGTGAGTATGAGTACCCTGTTTTTTCTCATGTTCAGGCCGGGATGTTCTCGCCTGAGCTTAGAACCTTTACCAAAGGTGATGCGGAGAGATGGGTAAGCACAACCAAAAAAGCCAGTGATTCTGCATTCTGGCTTGAGGTTGAAGGTAATTCCATGACCGCGCCAACAGGATCCAAACCTAGTTTTCCTGACGGGATGTTAATTCTGGTTGACCCTGAGCAGGCTGTTGAGCCAGGTGATTTCTGCATAGCCAGACTTGGTGGTGACGAGTTTACCTTCAAGAAACTGATCAGGGATAGCGGTCAGGTGTTCCTACAACCACTAAACCCGCAATATCCAATGATCCCATGCAATGAGAGTTGTTCCGTTGTGGGGAAAGTTATCGCTAGTCAGTGGCCTGAAGAGACGTTTGGGTAATTCCAATTGTGATTAATAAAAAACCGATAGTGCAACATGTTATTGTAAATTGTTGATATAGCAAGGTATCACATGAGCCAAAATCTTGATTCAACACTAGAAACATACATTTCTTGGCAGTTAGAGCAATTTAAAAATAACTTTTTCCCAAGCTGCGACGTCATAGCGTACTACGGTGGTATCTTTCCATGGTCAAAAGAAGTTTACCAACCAAAACTTGAGGCTATTGGGGAGATGGCTAACAGTCGTACCAATAGATTTCTAGTTATTATACTCAATACAAATGGTGGCTCTGTTGAGTCTGTGGAAAAAATGGTAGAAATTACAAGGCATTTCTATCAAGAGGTATATTTTATCATTCCAGATATGGCCATGTCGGCAGGCACAATATGGTGTATGTCTGGAGATAAAATTTACATGAACTATGCTTCTTCATTAGGCCCCATTGACCCTCAAGTGCAATCCTCTGACGGTAAATGGGTTCCTGCTTTGGGATACCTTGATAAAGTTGAAGAAATGATTACTAAATCCAGAGAAGGAACCATTACCCAAGCTGAACTAATGATGCTTAGTCAGTTAGATCTTGCGCACTTAAGGAGATACGAGCAAGCCAGAGAGCTATCAATAGACTTGCTTAAGAAGTGGCTTGTAGAGTATAAATTCAGAGAGTGGACGGTTCATCAAGGTAACACAAAACGAGGAAAGCTAGTTTCCAAGAGGGAAAAAGAAGCAAGAGCTAAAATGATCGCTACCGCTCTTAGTGACAACGGAAAGTGGCATTCTCACGGAAGAACGATAGGAATAAATACTCTTATCAATGACTTAAGAATTAAAGTAGAAGACTTTACATACGACAAAGATTTTAGCATGGCGTTAAAAAATCTGCACAACGTCATTAATGAATACATGTATAAGACAAATCGACAGGTTCTTGTTCTGTCTTCATTCCCCTTCTCAGAACAAAGTGAGTCATAAATGAGCAAAGACAAATCACTGACACAGCAAGTGGCAGAAATACTTAGCAAGCAAAAAGTTAGCGAGCAAGGTAAAATGATTCAATCATTAAAGAACAAAGGATTGATCAACAAGCCTGTTTTTACTTTGGCTTATGGACCTGATACTACAGTCTGCCAAATGCACCAATAACAAAACCCCACCCGGCCTCAGTGCCGGGTTTTCTTTGCCTCACGTTCGCCCCAAAACACATAACCAATTGTATTTATTTGAAAATTAATAGATACAACTCACTAAACATCGCAATTCAGATCTCTCGATCACCTCCCAAGCCACACACCCCTGCAAAAAAATAAATCTATATAAAAAACATACAGATAACCATCTGCGGTGATAAATTATCTCTGGCGGTGTTGACATAAATACCACTGGCGGTGATACTAAACACATCAGCAGGACGCACTACTCACCAGGGCGGTGAATATACAACGATTCGAATATGAATCTACGGCGCTGACAAAGCGCAATAACCAAAGTGAACTTTGGGGTGTGGTGAAGGGTTCATGGACGGGAATATGTCGCACGTAAAGCGGCGAGGCCTGCGGGACTATTGCCGAATTGAAGTAGGCCGAAACAGGTCGAAATGGGTCTCCCACCTACCACACCACCAAAGTTCATCAGGAGGTCTATATGACACGCAGAACTCAGTTCAAAGGCAATTCACGTTCTCGTCGTCGTGAGCGTTTAAAGGCAAAGGCATTAGCTAACGGCGTACTGGCCCGCGAAGAAGCAATAAGTTCAGAAGTATTACAACGCCCTACTCTAAGCAGAGCGCAGATTCAGGCTAAAGGTACTCACGAAACGCCTGAGCGCATAGAAGACGCTAAGCCAATTAAGTTCATGGCACAGGACGTGATCTGGCAACAGAAAGAATACAGACGCAATCTGGAGCGAGCGGCCATTGTGTACGCGAATGAGTTTGGACATAAGCAACCAGAAACTGGTGTATGTCTTCCGAACGTAGCTCTTTACGCGGCAGGATACCGGAAATCCAAACAACTGACAGCAAGATGACTTGTGTTGGTCGCCAGAAAATAAAATTAGGCAGCAAACCACTTATTTGAGAGGAATTAATATGTCATCAATCCGCTTAACTACGAGAATGAAAGAGAAAATCGCTCGTAACGCTTTAATTAAGTCTGGGGTTTTCACTGAACTTGAAGAAGTAACAAAGTTAAAGAACCAGCTTGCACTTGACGCCAGAGTTATTGCGTTTGGCGGTAAAAAGAAAACTGAGGAAGTGGATCAGTTATCATCCAGGTTAGTAGCTATAAGTGAAGAACTTGAAAAGATGGGATGTTCATTTTACTCATACGATGTTCGTTCTACTTCAATTTATCTGACTGTATCTGGCAGAAGGGTTGGATGGCATTCATATGGGAAAGACGGCAACGGCGAAGATATATTGCTCCCTACTCCAACCAAAGATAAATGCATGTTTGATGCAGAACACGAAATAACAAAAAGGTTTGATGAAATCTGCGCATTGCAACAAAAACTTGAAGCCAAGAAAAAGGATATCGAATCAAATGTATGGGCTGCTTTGAACTCAGTCACAACAGTTAAGCGACTTATTGAAGTTTGGCCTGAAAGCAAAGAATTGCTACCAAAAGAAGCAGACAAAGCAAGTACAGCACTTCCTGCTTTACGGGTAGAAGATTTGAATAAGATGATTGGACTTCCTTCCGAGTCCGCATAGTCGGCCTTTATTTTTGGTATAAACAACAGAGGCTAACATGGAATTTAAAGGTACTGAAGGTAAGTGGGAAATAATGATGGATGGCGATGAGATTAAAATCATCCAGGCATGCTCACTTAAAAATGGCGCTGGCTGGCGTTCGTATGTTGCAATCTGTGAGGAAGTTCAATGTATTGAAGATGCCAATCTAATAGCGGCAGCGCCTGACCTTCTCGAAGCACTTCAGTTATTACTTAAGCAATCCAAAAATAGAACAACGACAACATATCCAGAATGGTATGGAGCTGTTAATAAAGGTCTAGCAGCAATCAGAAAAGCCATAGGTGATGAGTAATGAATAAGAAATACATCGTTGAAGTTATAGAGCGAGAAACGAAAGAAGTAATTAAACATTTCGAATTTGATAATTATAGAAAAGCTGATCGCGTAGAAGAAGGATTGTTGCGACAAAGTAATCTCGAAAAATTTGATGTTGTCATGCGATGCGAATAAGCACCTATAGCAGATTTACGAGTCTGCTATGTGAGCAATGTCGCTCGTAACTAAACAGGAGCCGACTTGTTCTGATTATTGGAAATCTTCTTTGCCCTCCAGTGTGAGGGCCTTTTTATATGCATACCAATAACGCTTCACTTGAGGCGTTTTCGTTATGCAATCAAACAGAAGGAGCATCCTATGCAACAGTTCGCTATTGCAGGGGCGGCATCGGTTCGCCCTTTCAACCCGATTTTATCGGTGCAGCATTCACGAAAAAATATTTTAACCGGAGCAGACTTTAAACAACCAAGAATGAAAAGTTTGCTCGAAAAGCTTTGGGATATTTTGAAACAACAAGGCCGTCCATGAGTTTTACAGATAACTGGTCAGACGAAGAATTCATTCGTCAGATGAAAGAATTAATCGGTAACGAAGGAGATATTCATGTCACTTGCAACCACAGTGAAGGAGAGCAAGTTACAGAGGCGCATGTACACGCAGAAAGCTCTCTGGTATCGACATAATGGCGACCGCGAAGGAATGCGGGTATGCCTTAACTTGTCCCGAGTCGAAGTATTAAATCAGCGTTATTTCCTTGGGCCGTGTCCATTCTGAGAACAATCATATGAGCAAAGAATTTTACGCAAGACTGGCAGCTATTCAGGAGAATCTGAACGCGCCAAAGAATCAGTACAACTCATTCGGTAAATATAAATACAGAAGCTGCGAAGATATTCTTGAAGGCGTTAAGCCGTTACTGAATGGTCTGTTTTTATCAATCAGCGATGAAGTTGTGTTGATTGGTGATCGGTATTACGTGAAAGCCACGGCAACTATTACCGATGGCGAAAACAGCCATACGGCAACCGCTCTTGCACGAGAGGAAGAAAGCAAGAAAGGAATGGATTCTGCACAAGTTACTGGAGCTACAAGCTCTTATGCACGCAAGTATTGCCTCAATGGTTTGTTCGGCATTGATGATGCGAAAGATGCAGATACAGACGAGCATAAACATCAGCAGAACGCAGCAGCAAAGCAATCAAAACCATCACCTACACCTGAACAGGTTCTAAAAGCATTCACTGACGCAGCAATGCAGAAAAACACCGTAGAAGAGCTTAAACAGGCGTTCGCCAAAGCGTGGAAGATGCTCGAAGGCACACCTGAGCAGCAAAAAGCGCAGGACGTTTACAACATCAGACGAGACGAATTAGAAGGAGCTGCTGCTTAATGGCACATTCGATTACTGTAAGACTAAACAAGCCCGCAAGAGAGTTTCAGGCCGGGGAAAATATCGGATTCAACATCCGTGCTGGCGTTCAGTATTACGATCGCCAGACAAAAAAGAAAGAATGGACAAACTACAGCGCCGTTGTATTTGCCAAGCCGGGAGCGCAAGCGGATTACTACCGTAGCGTTCTGGTTGAAGGTGGCATTGTAGAAATTACCGGAGAAAACATCAGGGTTGATGTTTATCAGGGGCAAAATGGTCAATCAATCACTCTTGAATTACTGAATGCAAAGATTGGATTTGCAACTTCAGGAAACAACCAACAGCAACAAAGTAGCAATCATCAAAATCATCCTGAATACGACGATTCAATTCCCTTCTAAATTAGCAACATAAGGATTCCATTATGCCAGCGCCTCTGTATGGTGCGGATGACCCGCGCCGCTGTTCCGGCAATTCCGTATCGGAGGTGCTGGATAAATTCAGGAAAAACTACAACCGGATAATGTCTCTACCGCAGGAAACGAAAGAGGAAAAGGAATTTCGCCACTGTATATGGCTTGCAGAGAAAGAAGAACGCGAGCGAATTTACCAGACATCAATCCGACCATTCCGCAAAGCCACATATACCCACTTCCCTGAATATATCGACCCGCGCCTGCGTAATTACCGCTCACGCTATGGCGCTATCAGTAATGACTGAGGAATTTACCATGAGAGGACTTGCATACAATCCCGGCATTCTTCCGGCAGAAATGATTATTCGCCAACGCGTAAAGCCAATGCCATCGAGAGAGGAATTGCTTAAGAGAAATTCTTTTCCGTCAGTAAATCAAAACAAATATCTGAATGCGATGTGGCGGAGTGGGAAAAAATGAAACAAATGTCACTAATTGAGATGGATGGATTTCTGAAAGGTAAATGCATTCCAAGTGATTTAAAGGTTAACGAAACAAACGCTGAATATCTGGTGCGTAAATTTGCTGAAGCGGAGGCCAAGTGCGCGGCGCTGGCGGCGGAGAATGCGGGGCTGAAGTCTGGCGCTATGGACGAAATCAAGGTTATCAACCGTGGAGGTCAGGCATATTGCGTAAAAGATGGAGTGCAAGTTAATCCCATGTATGCAAGAGGGTGGAATGACTATCGCGCAAAGTCTCTGCAATCAGACACCCCAGCCACCGATGCTTTCCTGGCTGAAGTCCGGGCGCAGGGTGTGGAGATGCTCTACGCAAGCAGAGCGGCTCAGTGGGCTGATGAATTGTTAGCTGAGCTTAATGAATTCGCCACTCAGCTTCGCGAAGGAGGTGCAGCATGAGCAATCAGATTAAGCCTGCCAGAAGAATTGATGCAGATGGTAATGCCAGAGACGTCGACAACGCTTACGAGGAGGGAATCTACGCCGCCGTAATAGGCCTCGAGGTAACTGACAATCCGTATTCAACAGATGATCCACTCAACCGTAAGCTTTGGCTAAAGGCTTTCGCTGGGGTCAAGAGTGGAAAGATCAGAAGCGCCGCCCAGTTACGCAAAGGAGGCAACCAGTGAGTAATTCAGCACGACTACAGCTTGGTTTTTCACCGCTATCAAAAACTATCATGCTGGCAAAAATGCGCGATGTTGAAGGTGGACGTATGCGCGTTGGCAATGATCCAGGTCGTGATGTTACCAATGAGGCTGCTCAATTGGTGTGGCGACTGGTCATGGCTGAAGGTGGTGAGATCGCGTGGGAACTTGATGATGGTTCTCGCATGGTGTTGAAGGCAGAGAAGCAGGAGGCAACCAGTGAGCAAGATTGACTATCAGGCACTACGTGCTAAGGCAGAAAAAGCAACGTGTGGCGAGTGGTCGCTCGAATATGGAGATGGCCGATTTGATGGTGATGATGCACTAATTCATCGCGAGGCTGCTGGATATATTCCCATTTGCAGAATTGAAGGAGCGCATCCTGAAAGCGGTTTCGATGAAGATTTCCAAATAGAACAGCAGGCCAATGCTGAATTCATCGCCGCAGCCAATCCAGCTACCGTGCTGGCGCTGCTGGATGAACGGGAAAGAAACCAGCAATACATCAAACGCCGCGACCAGGAGAACGAGGATATTGCGCTAACGGTAGGGAAGCTGCGTGTTGAGCTGGAAGCAGCAGAGAAGCGGATTTCTGAGCTGGAGGCGCGGGAGGTTGTGCTGCCGAGTACGCAAGATGTTCACCCATTAGGGCCGCAGTCGGCGAAAATTTTTTGTGAGTTTCACAGAAATATTATCAACAGATGCGCCGATGAGATTCGCAAAGCTGGCGTTAATGTCAGCATCAAGGGGAAGTAGGGATATGGCTGAGTTTACGAAAGAGCGCATTATCGAAGAGCTTAAATCCTCGACGCAGAACGCCAGTGGTATGTTTGAAATCAGCGAGGACACCATCTGCGCGTTGATGTCAATGCTCGCTGACAAGCCATCTCCTGCATATGTGCCGGATGAAATTCCGGAGCCAGATACCGCGAGAATGTTCTTTACCGATGCAGTTGTGGCAATAGCTAAGGTTCAAGGCTGGAACGCCTGCTGCGCCGCCATGCTTCAGTGTGCCGAACCTGCAAGTAATCATGAAGAGTTGCCGCTTGATTATCTCCAAGGTCAAAAAGATGGTCTTGAATGGGCTGCGCAGCTTGCAGAAGCAAATCACCCACAAACTGGCGACTGGCTTTACGATGACCCTGTTGAGCTTGCAAAGGCTATTCGCAAAGGTCCGGATATGCCCGAGGCCGCTGGCAACTATCCGGTAACTCCGGATGGTTGGATAAGCTGTAGTGAGCGAATGCCCCCTCAAGATGATTGGATTTTAATTTATTCAAAGCACGGCGAGTATATGGCAGGACAGGTACAAGGGGAATACGTGGAGTTGAGCGACGGCACTTTATCGTGGTTAGGGAACGCCTTGTTCTGGATGCCGCTACCAGAACCGCCGCAGGAGGTGAAGTAATGGACTCCTTCGCGAAATATACAATTATTGACTGGATAGCCTTCCTTCAGGTTTTGCTCATCTGGTTTTATATGGCTTACAGGAGTGGACAGTGGATTGTCAGTGTAGCCTGTAGCAAGGGATGGCGTTGGTGGAACAGAAAGAATAAAAAAGCACTGGCATTGGATTCGTTTTACGAAGCATTCAATCTTAACAGCCTTCAGCCTGGTTCTGTCATTGTAGTCACCACTCAAAGCGGCATGACCATTCAGATTCATAAACCAAAAGAGGAAAAATGATGTGGCCTATATGTGTTAATTGCGGACGGATGTGCCTATCTGGATGGTGCCGAAAGTGCGACAAATGCACGAAGAAAAGACAATAACAATCCTCGCACTCGCGGGGATTTCTTTTATCTGAACTCGCTACGGCGGGTTTTGTTTTATGGAGATGATAAATGTACTTCCGAGTCACAGGTGAATGGAATGGAGAACCATTCAACAGGGTTATCGAAGCAGAGGACATCAACGACTGCTATAACCACTGGATGATATGGGCGCAGATAGCGCATGCAGGCGTAACAAATCTTCGAATTGAAGAACTGAAAGAACACCAAACCGCCTGATGGCGGTTTTTTCTTGCGTGTAATTGCGGAGACTTTGCGATGTACTTAACACTTCAGGAGTGGAACGCACGCCAGCGGCGCCCAAGAAGCCTTGAAACAGTTCGTCGATGGGTGCGCGAATGCAGGATATTCCCTCCTCCGGTTAAGGATGGAAGAGAGTATCTGTTCCACGAATCAGCGGTAAAGGTTGACTTAAATCGACCAGTAACAGGTAGCCTTTTGAAGAGGATCAGAAATGGGAAGAAGGCGAAGTCATGAGCGCCGGGATTTACCCCCTAACCTTTATATAAGAAACAATGGATATTACTGCTACAGGGACCCAAGGACGGGTAAAGAGTTCGGATTAGGCCGAGACAGGCGAATCGCAATCACTGAAGCTATACAGGCCAACATTGAGTTATTTTCAGGACACAAACACAAGCCTCTGACAGCGAGAATCAACAGTGATAATTCTGTTACGTTACATTCATGGCTTGATCGCTACGAAAAAATCCTCGCCAGCAGAGGAATCAAGCAGAAGACACTCATAAATTACATGAGCAAAATTAAAGCAATAAGGAGGGGTCTGCCTGATGCTCCACTTGAAGACATCACCACAAAAGAAATTGCGGCAATGCTCAATGGATACATAGACGAGGGCAAGGCGGCGTCAGCCAAGTTAATCAGATCAACACTGAGCGATGCATTCCGAGAGGCAATAGCTGAAGGCCATATAACAACAAACCCGGTCGCTGCCACTCGCGCAGCAAAATCAGAGGTAAGGAGATCAAGACTTACAGCTGACGAATACCTAAAAATTTATCAAGCAGCAGAATCATCACCATGTTGGCTAAGACTTGCAATGGAACTGGCTGTTGTTACCGGGCAGCGAGTTGGTGATTTATGCGAAATGAAGTGGTCTGATATCGTAGATGGATATCTTTATGTCGAGCAAAGCAAAACAGGCGTAAAAATTGCCATCCCAACAGCATTGCATGTTGATGCTCTCGGGATATCAATGAAGGAAACACTTGATAAATGCAAAAAGATTCTTGGCGGAGAAACCATAATTGCATCTACTCGTCGTGAACCGCTTTCATCCGGCACAGTATCAAGGTATTTTATGCGCGCACGAAAAGCATCAGGTCTTTCCTTCGAAGGGGATCCGCCTACCTTTCACGAGTTGCGCAGTTTGTCTGCAAGACTCTATGAGAAGCAGATAAGCGATAAGTTTGCTCAACATCTTCTCGGGCATAAGTCGGACACCATGGCATCACAGTATCGTGATGACAGAGGCAGGGAGTGGGACAAAATTGAAATCAAATAATGATTTTATTTTGACTGATAGTGACCTGTTAGTTGCAACAAATTGATAAGCAATGCTTTTTTATAATGCCAACTTAGTATAAAAAAGCAGGCTTCAACGGATTCATTTTTCTATTTCATAGCCCGGAGCAACCTGTGAACACATTTTCAGTTTCCCGTCTGGCGCTGGCATTGGCTTTTGGCGTGACGCTGACCGCCTGTAGCTCAACCCCGCCCGATCAACGTCCTTCTGATCAAACCGCGCCTGGTACCTCTTCTCGCCCGATTCTGTCGGCAAAAGAAGCGCAGAATTTCGATGCTCAACACTATTTTGCATCCCTGACACCAGGTGCAGCAGCGTGGAATCCTTCCCCGATTACCCTGCCTGCGCAACCTGACTTTGTTGTCGGCCCGGCGGGCACTCAAGGTGTAACGCATACCACGATTCAGGCGGCGGTAGATGCGGCAATTATCAAGCGTACCAACAAGCGCCAGTATATTGCCGTGATGCCTGGTGAGTATCAGGGAACGGTATATGTCCCTGCCGCTCCGGGTGGAATTACTCTGTACGGTACAGGTGAAAAACCGATTGATGTGAAGATTGGGCTTTCCCTTGATGGTGGCATGAGCCCTGCCGACTGGCGTCACGACGTCAACCCGCGCGGCAAATATATGCCAGGTAAACCAGCGTGGTATATGTACGATAGCTGCCAGAGCAAACGCAGCGACAGTATCGGTGTTCTCTGCTCTGCGGTCTTCTGGTCACAAAACAATGGCCTGCAACTGCAAAATCTGACCATCGAAAACACGCTGGGCGATAGCGTAGATGCAGGTAACCATCCGGCGGTGGCACTGCGTACTGATGGTGACCAGGTACAGATTAACAACGTTAACATTCTCGGTCGTCAGAACACCTTCTTTGTCACCAACAGCGGTGTGCAGAACCGTCTGGAAACGAATCGTCAGCCGCGTACGCTGGTGACCAACAGCTACATTGAAGGGGATGTGGATATCGTTTCTGGTCGCGGCGCAGTGGTGTTCGATAACACCGAATTCCGCGTGGTGAACTCACGTACTCAGCAAGAAGCGTATGTGTTTGCACCGGCTACGCTGTCCAACATTTACTACGGTTTCCTCGCCGTAAACAGCCGTTTCAATGCTTTCGGTGATGGTGTGGCGCAACTGGGCCGCTCGCTGGATGTTGATGCCAATACCAACGGTCAGGTGGTGATCCGTGATAGCGCCATCAACGAAGGTTTTAACACGGCTAAACCGTGGGCCGATGCGGTGATCTCTAATCGTCCGTTTGCGGGTAATACCGGCAGCGTAGATGATAACGACGAAATACAGCGCAATCTGAATGACACTAACTACAACCGCATGTGGGAATACAATAACCGCGGCGTGGGTAGTAAAGTGGTTGCAGAGGCGAAGAAGTAA